AATCGAGAAGTGCGGCTCTATGACATCAAATAACGCGAATTCTTATGCCGCTGAGGGTAATCCCTTGGAGAATAATGCCGGCCCGATAGCCGAGGACCAGGGGCTGTCTTTTACCGGAGTAGGGGAAGAGCTGTTGCCGGGCAATATAAGAAACCTAAGCGCATCGATTAGGGAGATCTCTAGGGTGGGTGAAATGGCTGAGAAGTATTTCTCATCGAGATACGCTGACCAGGTCGATAAGGAGTCCGAGCTTACTTATACCTTCGAAGCGGTAGAAAAATCGCTTAAGGTGGCGGATAACAATATCACTAGAATAGAGTCGATTGAGAAAAAGTTAATCGATGCGCTATATAGGTTTCTGAGGGGTATCGGATATGGCGAAGAACTGGCTATCCTGCCCCTCCTAATACGAGATGTGAGGGAGAACTCGCAGGCTATAAGAGATATCTACAAATTCACTAAACGTCTCGATCAGGTTAAAGACGGCCCAAGGGTGGGTGTTAATGTCACCACTCCTATATCTCTGGCATTTCAGAACATACCCGATCTCGCTAGATTACTAAGAGTGAATAGAGAGCTGGCAGAAGATATCATAGACGGAGCTGTTAAGCCGGCTTATAGGGAGTGGAAGACGCTGGATTCTGGGTTCAACCTCGATACTACTCTCGGTGTGTATGACGACACTATACCCGATCCTTTCGATCAAGAACGTACTCTTTTTGATGGAGACAGGGTTCTGTCTATCAGTCTGGAATCTAAGCTCGGGGACAATTCTCCTCCGGTAGAAGATACGGTACTGGATTCGACTCTGTCTCCCGAGCAGCTAGGTAGGCTGAAGTCGGTATCGTCTAGAGGAATTACAGATGATTTGGAGGGGACATCATTAGTCTCGCCTAGTGGAGGTGAAAGCTCACTATATGATGATATCGTAAACAGGAGGGGGCAGACTAATTGTGAATAAAAAAGAGAGGGACAGAGAGAAGCAGTTAGTCCTCGAGATGTCTAAGGATATAGAGAGCTTGTCTAACAGCGATAAGAAAGAACTGCTCAGGCTTCGATGCCGAACTGAATTTACTACTTTTGCTAAGTTTATTACGAGAGAAATAGGTATTAATGGAATATTTAAACCTTATAAAGTCCACTCTTTGATATGTGATTATGTCCAAGGTATCTGCGATGGCGATACGAAGTATCGAAGAACGGTGATATCCCTTCCTCCCAGGACTGGCAAATCTCTTCTCTTGTCAAAACTGATGCCTACTTGGCAGCTTGGCAGAAGTCCTACTTCGCAATTTATTTTGGCTTCTTACGCTTTAAAACTCAGCCAAGAGGCCAGCCGTTCTATTCTAGCCTATACTACAAGCGAGGCATTTCACTGGGTATTCCCGGAGTGCGAAGTGTTAGAGAGAAACTCTAACCTAAAAACTATAAGATCCGAGCAAGGCGGGCTGATAATGTCCGCATCGGCCGGAGGCGGTGTCACTGGTTTTGGCTACGGAGTTATCAGTGAGGATGATTTACCCGGTATCGGAATATTAGACGACTTGCTCGAAGACGGTAATTCAGCCCAGGTTCTTGAATCTACTTTTTCCTGGACTGCAACTCAGTTTTTGACTAGAGGTCTACCAAACAACTGCGTCGCAAGTATTGGAACCAGGTTCCACAAAGAGGATGTTTCTGGAAGACTTATTACCAGTGACCCGGAAGGCTGGCTACAGCTCAATGTTCCGGCCCTTTGTACCGATGAAGACACTGATCCTCTGGGTAGAAAACTTAACGAATCTCATTGGCCAGAGTTCTTCCCTACCTCTGCTTTAGAGAGTATTAAAAAACAGGATCCGAAAACCTTCGAAGTCCTGTACCAGGGTCGTCCTAGTGGCGAGAGCGGGGCGATATTTAAAGATTTCTGGTTCGAGTATCATGATAAGAACAAAGAAAATTACGAGTACATCTATGCTACGGCTGATACGGCGCTAAAAAAAGGTGAAATGAATGATTCTTCCGTTATTTGCATACTAGGGGTTGTCAGAAAAACCAGAAAGCTTCACCTGCTCCACGTTTACAAAGAGAGGGCGGAGTTCCCTGAGCTGCTGAAATCAATGCCGTTGTGGCTTAAGACATGGAAGGTCAGAGCGCTTTATATTGAGGCGAGAGCTTCGGGTCTGCCTCTTATACAGATGCTCCGCAAAGAGCTGCAGATGCCGGTAAAAGAAGTTATCCCCACGAAAGACAAAGTAGCTCGCGCTAATGAGGCAGCCCCTATTGCTGAAGAGGGTCGAATTTCTATTTATTCTGAGATCCCTAACCTTGGAGAATTGATGTCTGAGCTGACAGCCTTTCCATTTACTAAACACGACGATTTTGTTGATAGCTTTGTGTTGGCAATTAAAGTATTTAGAGATGAAATTATGGGGAGTGGGAAAGCGGCGCATGGAGGAAGCCGAATACAGCTACCTCAGGCGAATTACTCTGGGGGTAATCAACGGCTTACTTCAATGCTGGGCCGTGGCTCTTTGAAAACCACGTATCTGTAACATCTCTACGCTATGGACACAGTCGTTTATCAGTGGGTTAGAGAAGACAGGACTCCGTACTATATCGGGATTGGTAAGCCTCAGAGGCCTTATACAGGCAGGAGGAGTTGTGGTGGTCCTCCTCCAAGAGACAGGATAGTAATACTTCACGAGAGTCTTGAGTGGGAAAAAGCTTGCGAGATTGAGAGGGAGCTGATTGCGTTTTACGGCAGGAAGGACCTTGGGACAGGAATCTTACGGAATCTGACTAATGGGGGAGAAGGAGTTCGTGGTTTAGTTGTGTCGGAAGAAACCAGGGCAAAACTGTCTAAGGCCCGTCTAGGTAAAAAGCATAGTGAAGAGCATAGAAAGAATTTATCCAAAGCTTCTCGTGGTCGAGTGATTTCTGAGGAAACCAGAAAGAAAATATCTAAGGCTAAATCGGGGGAAAATAACCACTTGTACGGTAAAACGGGAGAGAGTCACCCTATGTATGGTAAAAAGCATACAGAGGAGACCAAGGCAAAAATGTCCGAAAAGAGGTCTGGGAAAAATAACCCTAGATACACACCTAGAGACTGGTATCACCCTGTTCACGGAGAGGTTCTACAAAAATCCCTTTTTGAGCTAATTAAAATGTTCCCTGAGCAAAATCTTAACGCAGGGCACTTAAGTGAGGTTGCCAACAAAAAACGACCTCACCATAAAAAGTGGACTCTTAACAATCCCTAATGTATGTGCTACAATACACCTGTATTAGTCTACAACTTTCCTTTATGATTGACACTCAAGAGTTCCGTTACCGCGTAGTTTTGTTTCGACAACCGGGCTGCCCCGCCTGCGAAGCCATGGCGCCGATTTTCGCCCGAGTTGCAGGTGAAATAGCAGAAGAATACCCTGAGCTCAGGGTTGGCTGGGGAGAATTTAACGTCCTTGATGACAACTGGGAATTCCTAGAGTCTCTGGTACCCGGAGAATCGGGCAACGGGACCCCAGAGTTCGCCATCTTCGACGAAGAATGCAACCTAATCGCCTTCAACGGTGAAGGCATTATGTCTGCTACTCAGATTAAAGATTTTGTACTAAAGAACATTAAATGAGACCGGTAGAATTAGAAAACCTCAAGGGGGTTAGACGATCGGAGTATGAAAGAACCAGAGAGATGCATATTCGCGAGAATATGTGGAAAGCCTCTCATGCAGCTAGGAAAGTTTCGGGCTTTAGCGGACTTCCGTTTGAAGAACTGAGATCAGTAGCTCTTGAGGCTATGGTCAAATTGTACGACAAGTGGGATCCGGAGAAAGCCAACTTTAGTACCTGGCTAAACAGGTCGCTTACTTTTCAGCTCTTGAACTATCTCAGAGACAGCTCGAGAATGATTAAGGTCCCTCGGACTTATGCTGATACGTATATAAAAATACGGAAGATTATAGGTGCAAATCCGGAAATTCCCGACCATGAAGTGGCCGAAATGACCGGGCTAAAGGAGTCGTTGATACGGGAGACCAGGAGGGCATATCAGGTCACGTATCAAGAGATAAACGAGGACACTGAGGTGCCCTTCGAAGATGAAAATCCCCGGGAAGATAGTATCGACAAAATGCTATCTGAATACTCCAACATTCTGGTAAAGTTGGCCGATTTACCCGAGAAAGAATATCAATTTCTCAATGACGTATACGTCAATAAACGGGCTAACTCCACTATATTCAGAAATTACCCTGGGATTAATAGTCAACACCATATTAAAGAGGAGACTCAGAGGATTCTGAGTAAAGTTTTAGAAGTCCCATGTCTATCAGATACGTAGAAGTACTCGGTCAACAGTACAATAAAAAGCAGTTCTCTGCTAAATGGTCGGAGATAGTTGCTGGCTATGAACCCGGACTGAGTGTTTCGAGGTCAGATTATTCGTTTCTTTCTGACGTTTTAATAAGGATACCTCGATTTTCGAGAATCATGTCTAGGGGTAAGGTGGACTACAAAGTGGTCAAGAAGGTGTTTAATGGAAAACGCGTCAAAGGGGTTGTTCTTGTAACTCCTAACTCGGGTCACGAGGTTTGGGTGGGCAAGAAGTATGTCATGGACTCTATTTTCCCCAAGTCAACTATCCCAGATCCAGCTAAGGAGAATAGAAAAAACGCTATCAGAGCGTTAAGAGGGGTTATTGAACCTCAGATACAGGAGTATAGGAATAGGTTTAAGGGTCAGAGGCTGATTAAATCGTCCCTTAGTGGGAAACCGATCCTCGGACCGTATCATGTCGACCACGTCTACCCGTTTATCCGATTAGTCGAGGAGTGGTGCAGAGAGAATCAGTACGATCTTGAGACGATTCCGGTAAAATGCCGAGGAGCTACTTGTAAACTGGAGTCTGTCGATATGGCAGAGAGCTGGTTTGACTATCACTCTTTCCATGCTGAGTTCCAAGTCCTCGATGCTTCGGAAAATACGTCGAAGGGGTCAAAGTACTTCGGGAAAAACTAGATCGAAGACTCTGGACGCCTCTTCGGCTAGGATTTCTGTCACCTCGGGGGATTCCTCGAGCACTCTGTTGAGCCAGGGCTGGTCGGGGAAAGATCGGGGATCGTATCCCGATACCATCGAGTAAACTGGCCGGCTTTCTCTCCCCACAAGAGTGGCGGATTCCTCGCCATACCTTCTCTGTAAGTATTGTATTACCGGAGACTCTGGACCTTGACTCTCCAGCTCAATTTCTAGTGCCTGCAGAGAAGTTTGAAGTGCGGAGAGTAGGCGTTCCCCTGCATTGTCGCTACTAACCTCGACGCTGACAGCGCCCAGGGAGCGGACGTATTGACCGATGTTATGGGTTAGCTCTTTGGTATACCCCTCAGTGACAGCACGGAGAAACTCTACTCTCACGGAGTCCGAGAGCTGCCTAGTAGTCTGCTCTTTAACTATCTTTTTAGCAGACTCTTGCAGGATTTCTCGAAAAAACAACCCCAGCAGTACCCTTGCTATCATTCCTCTACACAGTCCATTTCGCTAAAGATCTCTATGGCATAGTTTTGCCTCGGACCTTCTCCTTGGCCCGGAGCTCTCTCATATGCCGCGTTGAACAACGCAGCGGCTTCTTCTGGACTTTTGGCAGAGTTCATAGCTTGGGCAAGATTCCCGCCGGGGGCTGCTGCATCTGAAGTAGAATCGTAATAAGGGCTGTTCGGATTCAGTTCTGCTACAAAAAATGACATTTGAGTACTAAAATCAGACGCTGATCTGCCGGATTCTCTAGCAAATTTCTCGAGATTTGCCCTTCTACTATCTTTCCACTGGAAAATTCCAAAAGCACCGCTACCTTCTATGTTTTCTATAGCCGGGTCGAGATTAGTTCCAGACTCCACCAGTGCGTTTCCAACGACTCCGGCATAGCCCGCCTTCGTATTTATCCCCGCCTGCTTCGCAGCGTTTATAATCGCATTCACTTTATCCGGGGGATATTTAGTCCCTCTATATTGGCAGTTTGCCGGAGGGAACTGACTATTAACACTCGTTTTACTCCCCGATCTTCCCGCTTTGAGGAAATTCTCAATTTTCTGTGCTTCGGAACAGAAAACTTCGCAGGAGGTTTTCCCGTCCTTAAGTCTCCAGCACAAATCTCCTACCGATCTTATATACCCGTAGTAATCTTTCGCGACATTAAAGTCTCCGGAGGACATATAATCTTCAAACGAAGGGACTAATATCCTCGCTGTAGTATTCCCCCAATCTGTAATTCCTGTTATCGATACTCTAAGGTCTCCTTTACCCCACTGATAGCGGGCACTTTTAACAAACCACTTAGAAAACCTGTCTGCTATCCATATTTCCGGATCGATTGTACTCGGCCTCCCTTGCTCTACCCACTCATCGTAGTTGGTAATCAGCGATAAGATAGTTCTTCCTGGTACGATTCTTAGGGCACGGGGAACACCTTTAAACTCCGTTGATATCTCCGCACCGTTCACAGCAGGAGCGCCTTGAACTCCGGTGCCGTACTTCGACCCGACACTGGAGCTGGTTCCCTGGACACCTTTAGTCGATCCGTCTGCCAGATGAGCCAGGAGAATTTTTCCTTTAGGGGTATCTATTACCACATAGTTCCCAAAGCCACTTTCAGAGCCAGTAGCTATTATTTTACCATTAAGGAGGGTTATAGGTTGATTATTTATATCTACTGAGTCTCCGGCCAAATCTACCCCATTGTGGGGTTTAGTTCTGAATTCTTCTTGAGCCCCGTATCCAGACGTTTCTTTCCAAAACGAAGGAGGTTTACCTCCAATTTCTATAATCCCCTCAAGGTCTTCTTTAGTGATTGGTCTGGGGGGTTCGTATTCAGCGTGTAAATGAGGATTGGTGCTACGCCCGGTATTTCCCACTCTCCCAATAACAGAACCCTGACCCGAATTACTTACCGGTCCCGAGGGCTTATCCCCCCTGAGATCGATATCTTTCTTCTCCTGGTCAGTTAACGGTTTAACTGGTACGGCATATTTCCACACCAAAGCAGGGGACAAAGTTATCTTATCCGAAGAACTAATAGCGGAAATGTAGAATCGAGTAAACTCGGGCTTCTCACTAGTCGCAGTCCCCACCTGCTCATTCATCTCCACAGGGGCGCCAACTTTTCTCAACCTCTCCTCTATACTGGATAGATTGACAGTCTCCTGCATGATAACACTATTCCTACACTTCTTGTTCTCATCGCAGTAGCGCAGGAAGTAATTCGTCGCTATGATGATTAGTCCTCCATCCTTGGCAACAGATGCCACTATGCCGTCCAAAAACGATATGGGAGCGTCACCGTTGATACCGATGCCATGGAAGTTAGTCTTTTTCTTCTTTTCAGTCGTCACCTGCGGGCCTGCAGAATTCCACACGTACCCGCTGCCCGTCTGATTATCTGAAAACCTCTTGTTGAGAGTCTCGAACTGGTTGGGGAAACTAGTCAGATCGGTCCGGGCGTCTTTTAGTTTTGCATTCCTCTTCTCTTTGTAAATCTCATCAATCGTGTATGACTTATTCTCCCGCAGTGGGAGTTTATCGTAGTTATATCCTAGACCTCTGGACAGGTCGTTCTCCAGGTTCAGGTTCAAGAGGTTAGTAGGGACTTGACCGGTGATGGTATACCCTTCATAAAGTCCTTTGCCCAGGTAAAATACGGAACATCCCTGATTTACATTAGCTCTGGTACACAAAGATATCTTCTTAGCGTATTCTTTTACCGGCAAAGAATTAGAGCTGCCACCTACACTGCTCAGATACTTCTTTATCATTTCCCCCGCCGTAATATTTCTCTCCTTAAACGACCTGGGCATTATATACTTCTTGGTCTCCGTATCAGTCGGATCTGTACAGAAGGAGGGCGTGTATCCCAGTTCTTCTACTACGTTTTTTAGATTCTCCTCCAGAGATTTGTTCTCCTCGAATTGAAAGTTTCCCAAAGATTGGTTGAATGCCACGACCTGAGGGTCTACACCTTGAAGGGAGACTTGAGGGTAGGATTTACCATGCTTAATTGAGAAACTTTGTAGCCTAAAATAAGTGTCTAACGCCACCTTCGTACCGGCCACTTCGTAGTAGTAAGTTACCAATATATGTGCGAAGTCACCGAAGCCGCTTTTTCTCAGCCTGGGGTCTTCGATCTCCTGAAAACGCCTGCACAAATTCGATTCCGGGCTCTCCCCCTCCTTACAAGCAGGCAGCATAATGTGATTCGCTGCAGCATGGCTGGTATTCGTATACGCCGCAGCAGAATCGAACAGGGCAGCCCAGGCTACCCCGGTCATATAAGGGTCGGATAAGGTTATACTAGCCGTCGACCCAGACAACGCAGTAACAAACTGCGTAGCTTCGGTCATAGCGTCGGCGTTCATCACCAGCCCATTAGGGTCCCATTGAAGGTTTACTGAAGCGCTGACTACCTGTTTCTCGGAAAACAGGATTAGTTTGTCACTAGTATACGGCCTATAGCCTACCGCACACCTGCAGCGGTATAGCCCGTTCATTGTTAACCTACGCTATTGACGGTTACCGTAGCTCCGGATCCAGTAGCACTCCCCTGACCCGCAGTGCCCGTGTCGATATCGAGGCTGACAACATCGCCCACTGCGAATCCGTCTCCGCCGTCGGTAAGAGCGGTGATAGCGGTTACGACGCCAGAGGCGATCGTAGCTTCGAATACGGCGTTGGTATACTGATCGGGATCTGTCTGATCGCCTAGAGCCAGGGTGCCGAGGAATACAACTCCAGTCTCATCGCCATCAGCGCCGTCGATGGTGTAGCCAGAACCACCAGCGGTTAGGGTATAGGTTACAATCGGTCCGACTGGGACGACGTTGTCGAGAATTTCGGACAAAGTAACAGTAAGGTTGTAGACCGCTACCATGAAGTGATAGTCTCCTTCGCCTTCAATACCCACGTACCGGGTTATATTGACTAGCTGATCGTTTAGTTCGTTGGCATAGGGGTCCTCGGGGACGTCGGGATTATTGACCAGGGCGTTGACGATCAGTTCGAGGGTGCCGTAGGCAAATTTCTTCGCTTCAAACCCCATACTAGGGCCGCAGGATACGAAACTATTAAGCGAGCTGGTCCTCGCGGCAGGTGTATTAGAGCCGCTATTATATTCCAGAACCAGCTTGTTATCAAGTACGGTTTGTAGGAAGTCGTCGAGAGAGGATTTAAACTCGAACTCGATGCCTACAAGTTTTTTTAATGTCGCAGTGGTGACGGTCATGGCAATTTCTACTTACACTTAGCTTTCAACTAAAAAGACTAAGCTAGCCGGATTTTCAAGACACCAGAGGTGTGATACAATCCGCCTACGGGTACGGCAGGATCCGCCGCAGCCGCTGCAGTGTCATCGGCGAATTCGCTCAGGCCGGTAAAATCGATGCGGTTAAACCCTACCAAGGTGTTCTTATACGCAGTCTTTACCGTCCCTGTACTATCGACATAGTATATCTCCTCCTCCGGCTCGTTCAGGAACAGCTCGCCCCTCTTCGCCGCTGTGTTATCATTGTCATAAAGTCCTTGAACATACTGTTCATCGTGTGTAGGATCGGAAGTGAATCTTACTCCCCACCTCGGCTTGGGCTGTGTCATGAAACTGTTTAGCTAATCACCTACAGAGCTTTCAACGTGCTACAGTGGTCTCGGTTACTTCGATTCTATGGAAACCATTATTGTACTTGGTGCAGATCGGGTAGGTAAGACTACTGCGATACGGAATACCAAGAAACTGCTAGAGAGCTTTGGCTCAAGCGTCTTGGTCGCCCACTTTAGCGGGATCGATCCGTCTCATCACTCCCCGATACAACAGTTTACCGACTCTCTGTCCGATGTCAACAGTAATAGTATTGATTTCCTTATCTTAGATCGATTTGTTTCTGACACCTTGTTCTATGAGCCCTACCGGGCCAAGATGCCCCCCATTTCCCATGAGTACTCTTACGAAGTAGAATCACTCCTTCTCTCGTGTTCGAGCCGCCTCGATCTCGTTCTCATAGAGCATGAGTGGAATAGTGATATTGAGAACCGGCACAGGGAAGAGATTATTGAACAGTATCCTAAAGCCTCCCACTACTGGGTGCATTCTCAGGTCAAGAAGAGAGAGATTGAACATAAGGAGTATTATAAATTTACTAAAGAATACTTGAGGTCGGGCACCATTGTCCCCCAGGAAAATATTCACACCATGGACGGACATCTTTACGACTCTTCTGTAACCCTATCTTACTGCGACGGACTTGAGCTGCCGTAGTTGAAAGCTAAGTAAGGGATTTGGAGAGATCTTTGACCCGATTTAAGGAAAACTCAGCCCCATGGGTAGGCAACAGTCCGTCTGTTGTCTGCCCATTTTTTGTATCTACAGGTGATTTATGGCCAAAGGTAAGAGCAGGAGAGAAAAGGTGACTGAATCGTCAGTACCTGGATATAACGAGATGGCCTACGGGATTCCATCTTCCCGAGGTGATGGAGTTATCACAATACACCCGGCCAATCAGAGTCAGAAGGAGGCTATGGAATACCTGAGGACTAAGACTCTGACCATCTTGACCGGTCCTCCGGGGACTGCAAAGACGCTTTTGTCCGTCTACGTTGCTTGTGAAAAACTACAAAAAGGCCTTATAGACAAAATATACTATATTAAACCCATCGTCGATACGCCTGGGGAGAGGGGGATAGGGTTTTTGCCAGGCACGGAGAGAGATAAGCTTGAGCCCCATATCGCCTCTTTAAGGGATGCGTTGAGTGTTTTTATGGCAAAGGGGAAGGCAGATTATCTCGTTGATAAAAAGATCATTGAGTTTCTACCTATCGAACACTTGAGGGGGAGATCCCTACACCGCTGCACTATCATCGCTGATGAGATGCAGAATGCCACAAGCCACAGCGTTCTCACTATTCTCACTAGACTCGGAGATCACAGTAGTATAGCCATGCTTGGGGATGTTATTCAACGCGATTTATCTAATCGTTTTGGCAAAGACGGTCTCTCTGACGCTGCTAGACGTTTAGCTAAAGACTCCGACAACACGGGTCATGTAAATTTTGGCTTTGATGACATTGTTCGCTCAGATTTTGTAAAATCGGTTATTCTCGCTTATTCCGATTTGTACGAGGGCCGGTAAGATTAGAGTTTTGTATTCCAGAGGGGACGAATACAAGACCTGCTGAAAACATCCAACGGTCCACACACTCGTTAGGAGAACGTGGACCATTTAACCAATTAGGAACTTCACAGGAGGCTAAAAAGGCTGTACAAAAAATTATTTCAAAGAATAAAAACCAAAAATTTTCAGAAGCACTGGCTATTTTTTTAGGTGTCATATGCGTATCCCTCTACCCTGCTTTCAACGTTGAAAGCTTATTAGGAATAGTAACGTACGATTTATGGCGACCAGAGTCAGCGGAGACCTCGGTTTAACTGGACAACCTTTGATAAGGAGGTTGAGAAAAGAAGCTCCTGGGAAAAGCGGTAGGGCGAGATTTATCGGCCTAAAGCGTTCCTCCGCTCTGTCCGATGTAGAAGACAGAGGAGAAAGTCTCAATAATATACTGCGTAAGTTAAGTATAACTGAAAGCGCTGAAACAAATCAGTATGGCGGCCCCTATAACGCGTTAGATTGGAACGTTACTTCGGACTTCGTCGATGAGGGGATTGACAGGAGTTTTCTTAGCAGACTGGCTGGTGCCAGCGTAGGAGGGGGTAGTCTAGGGAGTACAGTTTCTAAAACTCCGAGGATTAGGATTCAAGACAGGATAAACTTTCTCGACTCCTTTTACGGAAATGGGACGTATCCGGGGTTGCATAGCGGACCCAGTGCTCAGTTTTACAGGCCCCCGGTCACCCCTCAGCATATCGGTTTTATCAAATTCTCCTTTAACTCGGGCACTGGAGTAGTTACCGTGTCTGAGCTTAAAGATACGGACGGGACTACTAATCTCTCCGAATCTGCAATTCTGGGGACAGAATCCGCTGTCATCCTGGATCTCGATCAATACGAAACCGCTGAAGGTCTAGTCATTAATCTCAGTGGATTGGGGATATCTCTGAGGCTGACAAAATCGCCTACCTCGTGGACAGTAGAAGGAGCTAGCGCGATTAGTAAATTGTCGGGGATACAAAGCGCTACGGGGGATTTCTCCAATCTCGTATTTAAACTGATACGTCCTTACTCGGTGAGGAACAAACCCCTGTGGTTTACTCAGTCACCCAACGATGCCGATACCACACTAAGTGATGGCAATTTGGACGATAATAATCAGTCCACTAGTAGTAAGGTATTGGTTAACAGCTCTGGCAACATCTTACCCTATATCGAGAAGGGTTACTGGTTCACCCGGGCATGGATCGAGTCTAGGTGGACTAGCGCTGAACAAGCTCTCCTCGTGGCGAATAGCTCGGGTGGTAGTGATAGCATCATTGTCGAAGATTCCAACTTCCGTTGGCAACAACCCCCTTCACCTCTGAGGGTGTATCAGTACAACTGGGGGATTAGATGGGATGGCTATCTCAGGATCACCCCGGGCACCTATGCCCTCGAAGTGCAGACCAATGTGCAGGTAAAGATAGATATGGCTATTGACAGCGATGCCACATCCTGGGTTGAGGTTTTCAGCGTTGACGGGTACTCAGCTCAGCAATCAGAACAGACTTACCTCTCCAAAGTAACCTTTAACACAGACCAGTTAAGTGATCAGTACAAGTATGGTTATAGTGATAGTTGGGTGGCTTATGTTCCCATAACAATTCGGATGTACCATGGGGCGACGGATAGCATCGCTCTGGACGAAATCGTACCCACTGAACCTAATCTGTTCATTAAGACGACTTCTGTGTCCAGTACTATAGAATTCTATAGCGAAGAACATATCGTAGATATCGACGGCTCCGCTGTTACTGGTAGCACATTGGATCAGGTTATTGATATTCTCGAAGATACCGATGCCTCTGTCTCTTATAGTCTTGTAGCTCAAGGGGACTCTATACTCGCCTCGCCTATAAGTATCGCTTTGGCTATAAGTATCGATCCGAATACTGGCGCCAAGAATGTTACGACTACAACTTCCGTCGATGCGGGGACTTATACGTTAAGGATATCGCCACTACGAACTTTGGAGTTTAATGATAATCTCACTCCTCTGTGGAAGGGCCGTATCGCTTCACCTGACGAGGCTTATGTATCCTACTCCGATCTCACAGATGGTTCTTACAGCCCCGATGTGCAGAGAGTGGGTTTTGACACTAGACCGACCTGGTGGAAAGTTTCAGAAGGACACCCCTATGATACCGACCCCAATGCAATCGATGGGGATAACACCCCCCTCGATGGTTTCCTTGAAAACAATTTCAACTCTTCGCTGAGATCGCCTGCCCTAGGACTCGGCCTGTACGGTGACGGGGGCTCATCGCTTACGGGTACGGTAGAGATCAGTGGCGATACTATGACCGGGACTAGTACGGCTTTTAACAGCGAACTTTCTGTCGGTAACGTTGTAGACGTAGCGGCGGGGGAGAAATACATCATTGAAGAGATTGTCAGCGATACTTCGGCCAAGGTCTCTCCAAACAACAGGATAGTAATCTCCGGCGCTACTATTGAAAAGCATACATACCCCTCTCGCCCTAACATTATCCTGGGCGAAGCTAGGTACTCCGACTCAGAAGAGCTCGGCTCGAATTATATCGGACTGCGCATGGTTCCGAACCAACTAGGCGAGGCGGGCAAACTGAGCTTTAACGCTGTCCCCATCAACAGCGCTATGTACGAGGACGGTGATCTGCTGGGTGCTAACGATCTCGGTGGTAGTCCCAATCACGAGACTGCGGCTAGCGGTAAAGTGTCATCGAATAATATTAGGTTGTATATTAGTAAAGTAACAAATGATGCAGATCCCAGGTATAACAAATTCTACACTGTAGATATGTACGACAATCTAGCAGCTCTACAAGAGATTACTGCATCGACCGGAGTCGTTTACTACGCAGTGGCTGAGGATAAGTATTACGAGTGGAACGGATCGGCATATGATGAAAATACATCGCCGTCTAGCGATAATCCGACCGGATATGGGTTACCATCATTTTCAGACGGTGCGTGGTTATCACCTATCAACATATCGGTAACCAGGGTCGCTGATGACTCCGGATTCACAACCAACGTCAACCCCTTAAAGGCTGTTTTAGTCGTTACTGTAGAAAAGTATGAAGACGGCACTAACAGTGTCGACCTCATCCAGATATCAACTACCCAGGGGACTTTGCAGGTAGGTGGAACGGATATCAGCAGTTTTAGCGGTAAGTATATCGAATACTACACAGAAGAGAATGCGACATATAACTACCTCCGTGTCGATAGCGGCGAATCAATGGCATTTGCCGACGTCCTCAAGATCACCTATAACGGTAATACTCTTAACGGTGGGTTTAGTGAAATTCCTAGGCCCGCATCGGCCCGGGTAACCCCATTTGGATTTGACTCTGAGTCGAGTGCGGAGATATGTTACCCTCCCTACGCTATCTCCGACCCTCTGTTGTCTGCCATAGCAGTGTCGGACACTGACCTGTATGATGCCGGAAACACAAAAGGGCAGTATGATGTGTTCTGGGGAGACCCGACAAGATCGGAGCTTGACAATAAGACTTTAACAATTACTGAAAAGCTGGAGTTTAAAGAATCAAACGGCAGCGCTGTGGAATCTTTGGGAGATGATGGCCTAGATCTAGACGTGCAAATAGCCTTCGCTGATTATACTCACAGATTAAAAATAGACCTGCCCGTCGATGCCTCTACATACGACGAGGACCAACTGATACATATTGGTAATCAGGAGAAGGTCAAAGATTCCTACTATGCCTACGTTAAGTTAGATAGCTAAGAACTTAGCGTCTTTAACAGCACTGCCATCTAGGTAGGAGAATAGGGGCCAGGATTTTACCGTATAATTGTCCGTAGTCTTTATTGTCTCTGTGGTCAGAGTTCTGTGGTAGACAAACCCCCCATTGTTAGGGTCGGTACTAGGGGTGATGTTCTGTATAAGAACAGATAGAGTAGTGTCAAATCCTTTAATAGATGCGGCGGTAGTGGGTTCTCCTTGCTTGTAGTAAGCCGTGCTTATGCTATAACGGTAATCATTAGCTGCCACCAGGCTGCCACTGATGTCGTAGATCGCTGGGCTCAAATACTCCTTCTGGTTCCTACTCATAAAAGGTTTGTCGTCGGTACTAAATACTCGTCTATATTTATCCCCAGACCACAGCCATATGCCGGGGATATTCTGTCCAAAGTACGTGGTTTCTCCAGCCCCGATGAGAGACCCTAGCTCGAAAAAGTTAACTCCTTGTCGGACTATAACATCGCCGGAGGTGGTAGTACTTTGCCCCGATGTTACTGTGAACGAGTCGGTAGAAGCAGTAGCTATTTCGTATCTGCCATCTGTCGCTGTTCCGGTGGAAAAGATGAGATTTACTTTCTCTCCGACAGATCGGCCATGGCCCGTAGAAGTTACGGTTATCACCGTACCCGATTGGGAATAGGTAGCTGAAGAATTTTCAAATAGTGGCTGATCGAGGACGCCGTCGGGGTCTCTGAAGACGATTCTATGGTTGGTATTGATATTTCTCCCCTCAATTATATTATAGCTCGTACCGAGGTTATTTAAAGATCCAGAGGGTAACCTTGTATTCTGTACGAAATACTTGAATCCATCCTTCAGCTCTTCTACCGAGTCTGATAACCCTCTTATAGTATTGCCCACGCTTTCCCCTGTAGCGTAGTTATCGTCGTAAGAGAAGAAGCTGGATGATCCGTCTAGGTTATAGAGCTGGGACAGGTTTCTTGAAGAGATCTCGTCCCTCCTTCTCATCACCATGGACGGCTCTGTTTGGGCAGGGATTATTTGTAGGGAGTCGTAAGATGCTCCGAGATACAAATACTGTGATACTTTGTCGTCATAGAGGAAAAACCCGTCGTTTCCGGAAAATCTCACCCTATAGGTATACCTTTCACTCTTCAGCAACGCCTTTATCGAAGGTTTCCCCGACACATAGGGATCTTGGACCAGCGAGCAGTTTGGTATTGTCACCTTTACATTCCCAGAAGTACTTATATTCTGACTGGACTGGACGGTGAATGTATCGCTGTCGGTGACCGTAACTATCGAAGTCAGATCAGTAGATTCTCCCGATGTGAAGTCGAGGGATACCTGATCGTCATCGGACAAGCCGTGGTCGTTAAGGGTTACAGTGACCGTATTGCCAGATTGGCTGTAAGTGCCGCCGGACCTGGTGGCTTCTTCAGTGTACAGGAGGCAACCATCTTCTGCGGGGACATCGTTCTCTCCGCAGCCAGGGATTATCTCTAAGGTTTCCTGATCAATGTATCCCGTGCCAGGAGTTACGACCACTACGCCTGCTAATCGGTCCACCGAACCGTCCGATCCGATGGTAATTTTTATTTTACCATTATCCGATCCTGAATCTTCTCCCCTTACTCTAACATCTATCTGGGCGGGGAGGAGGATTTCATCGCCGTCTGAATCTAGGATTTTATAGTTTTCTCCTGTGCCCGGGGCAGAAACATTTACTATAGATCCGTTTATAGATACCTTCACCGATGACTCTAGGCCAGAGGGTACCTTATCGAACCAGACAAGGTTGTTATCGGAGAAAGTATAAACTTCTTGGAGTAAACTTTCGTCTCCATTAGGTTGCCCCTGGGTGAGTATTTTTGTCCTAAGTATTATGTTGCCCTGAGCATCGGTGATAGGGTCGTTTATGAGACCATAGATCTGATTAGAAGACTCCGTACTGGCAGAATAAATGACAGATTCTAGCCTGTTAGAAAAAGCGAAGAGGAGGAGATCTTGTTGAATCTGGGGAGCATAGAGTTTCTGCAGAGCGTCGGTGGCGTTAAGCCCCTCCTCTGATAGGTTGAATCCGGTAAATAATCCAGCAGCCATAGTTTTAAGTGGTGATTAGTTTCAGAACCTGATTTTGACTATTTTTCCAGCAAGATCCGGAACCGACGGTTCCTGGACAAGAGGCCAGAGCGGTTAGTCCGGTCTCTGTGATCGAAGCGTTTCTTGTCTCAATAGGGTTAAGAAAGTCCACAGAGACAGGAACGGGAGAAGTACTTGGAGAGATGTAGGT